TCTTCCGTGTGTGTCCCCAACGGCCCGGGTCTCCAACAACAGGGGTCGAACATACGTTCGAAAGGGTGAAGGGTGCCATCCTCCGACGATCCGTCCCTGTTCACCTGGCCGACCCTTAGACTGACCGCCGGCCGGTTGCGCAGAGGTCTCGACGCGACCATCGCAGCCGCTCGTGACGGGGGGACGGAGCTGCGCGATGTCGACGTCGCGGGTCTGCGCATCCTGGCCGACCACATCGACAAGTTCGAACGTCGGCTCCGGCACCCCGAGACGAAGGCATGGGACCACGACCCGCTGACCAGGCTCATGCACGAGTTCAGTGAAGAATGTGGCCGTGTCTTCGGTGTCGCCGCTGGCGCTGACCCCTTCGCCGTCGACCTCGACGCGCTCTTTTCGGCCGCCGCTGCAGCCGAGGCAGAAGACGCCCCGGCACCGGGACTCCCGGACTGACGGTGTCCTCGGGGCCAACGTCGGTGCCAGGCACGGCCGGCCGTGGAAACCTCACCAGTTCACCGCCGCGATGGTCGCGGGCGAGCTGCTCCCCACCGGCCGCTACCGCTACCCCATCGTCGTGTGGACGTTCCCCCGGCAGTCCGCGAAGACCACCACCGTGCTCGACCTCGCATTAGGCCGTTGCCTTCAGTACGCCGACTACAGGGTGGCGTACGCCGCGCAGACCGGCCACAAGACTACCGAGAACTTCGGTCAACGGTTCACCGAGCTCGAAGCCGGCCCTTGGGCCAACCATCTACGACTACGCCGGTCGGCCGGAACCGAGCGGGTCACCTTCCCCCACCGGTTCTCCTACGTGAAGGCATTCCCACCCAAGCCCGGCGCGCTCCGCTCCGACTCCCTGGACCTGGTCATCGTGGACGAGGCCCAGGAGCACGACGAAGCACTCGGGGAGCAGCTCGACCAGACCATCATTCCCACGTTCACCACCAGGCCGCGCCGCCAGCTGTGGGTCGTGTTCACCGCCGGCACCGACCGGAGCGCGTACGCCCGCCGCTACTACGACGCCGCCCGCGACGGCGAGCCCGGCTACGCGCTCATCGACTACGGCGCAGCCGACGAGTCGTTCCTCGACCCCGCGACGTGGCCTGGCCAGCACATCGGCCTGGCCACCGGCCTGGCCGACGTCGACGCGCTCACCCAGGCGCTGTCCGCGATGGGCCCGGCCGGTTTCCTCAGGGAGTACGGGAACCTGTGGACAAGGTCGTCGGTCCGGGTGGTGAACCCCGAGGATCTGGCGGCCATACTCCTACCCTCCGACACAAACCGCCCCACCGGCCCGCTGTGCCTCGGTGTCGACGTCGCCGCGGACCGCGGCTCGGCGGCCATCGGCGTCGCGGTGCAGGGTGAACGGCCGTACCTGGAGCTCGTGGACGCGCACGCCGGCACCGATTGGGTCGTCGGCCGCCTGGTCGAGTTGCAGGCCACCTACGGCGCCCCGATCGCCATCGACCCGTTCGGCGCCGTGGGCACCGTCGCGGACGCCCTGACCCTGGCCGGCGCGGACCTGCTGACGATGAAGGCCCAGGACGTCGCGAACGCCGCCGCCGGCCTACTCGACGCCATCGGCCGCCGCGACCTGGACCTGTACCCCGCGGCCGCGGTCTCCGAAGCGATTGACGGGCTCGCGCTGCGCCCCCTCGGGGACGGCAACGGCTACGCCTACAGCCGCCGCCAGTCCGCCGCCCCGGTCGCCCCGCTGGTCGCCTTGGCCGCCGCGCTGTGGGGTCTTGCGCGGCTCCCCGAACCCATCCGCCCCGAGGTCTCCGCCCACTGACCAACCCTCGGGAAACGCCCACCCGTACGGGGCTCCTGTCTATCCCTCAGGGTGTAGTAGAGGGTCATGGCCGCGAGACTGGTACGGATCGACTGCTCGCGTGGGTCGTCGCTGGTCGTGTGCGACTGCGGGTTCAGGGAGATGGCGACGACCCCGGCAACGGCCCGCCGGGTAGCGGACGAGCACCGCCGTCTCCAGCACCCGGTGCAGCAGCGTCGCGCGGCGGCCAAGCGGCGGCAGAGGGCCCAGCCGTGAGCGTGTTCGGGCGACTCTTCCGGGTGCCTGAGCTGGGCCCTCTGCTCCCACAGATCGAAGCGTGGACCGACAACTCCCACCTGGAGCGGTTCGACACGTCCGCGTTCGAAGGGTGGGTGTGGCCGCTGACCAGGGAGCGGGCGATGCGTGTCCCGGCGGTAGCCCGAGCGCGTCACCTACTCGCCGGCACCATCGCCCCGCTCCCGCTCCGCGTGCTGCGCCGCGACAACAGCCTCATCGACGCGCAGCCGTACTGGTGCTACGGCACCGATGGGCAGCTCGGAGACGTCACCCTCGACCAGGCCGTCGCCTGGGGCCTGTCCTACCAGTCCCCCTACCAGCGGATGCTGTGGACCGTCGATGACCACTTCTTCCACGGCGAGTCGCTGTGGTTGGCCACCGCGCTCTCCGACGTCGACAAGCGGCCGCTGCGCGCCGCCAGGGTCCCGATGGACCACTGGAGCGTGGACAACGAGGGCCGGGTGGTGGATCTGGACTCCCGTCCGTTCCCCGAGGACAGGGTGATCTACCTCCCCGGCCCCCACGAGGGGCTCCTGAACTACGCGAGCGGCACCATCCGCCAGGCGAGCGACCTGGAGGCCGTCGCCGCGGACGTCGCCCGCCACCCGATCCGGTTCGAGCTGCACCAGACCTCCGGCACCACTCTCAACGCCTCCGAGCGGGCCGAGCTGGTCACCGAGGCCCGGGCGGCGTTGGCGAAGAACGACGGGATCTTGTTCACCAACCCCGCCATCGAGACCAAGGAACACAAGCTCGACTCCTCCAGCGAGCTCGTGATCGCGGGCAGGAACGCCGCCGCCCTCGACATCGCCCGACACGCCTCGATCCCCGGCGCGATGCTCGACGCCACCACCGAGGGCTCGTCGCTGGAGTACCAGACCACCGAGGGCCGCAACCAGCAGTTCCTTGACTACGGCGTGTCGCTGTACCTGGCCGCCATCGACGCCCGCCTGTCCATGGACGACATCGTTCCCGCCGGCCAGCACACCACGTTTGACCTGACCACCCTGACGTCGCCGGCGCCGACGCCGACCGGCCCGACCCTGGAGGACTGAATGCCTCTTCACCTGACCCTGACCGCGCCGGCCGCGGCCATCACCGCCACCGACACCGACACCCGAACCCTTGCTGGGATCGCCCTCCCGTACGGCGAAGCGGGCGCGACGTCGCTGGGCCGGCTGACCATCGACGCCGGCGCGGTCCGGGTCCCCGAGCAGCTGCGCCGGGTCAAGCTGTTCCGCGAGCACGGCCGCACCACCCCGGTCGGGTACGCGGTGAACGCCACCGACACCCCCGAGGCGCTGTCGATGACGTTCGCCATCGGCCGCACCCCCGACGGTGACACCGCGCTCCTGGAGGCAGCCGAGGGCATCCGTGACGCCCTGTCCGTGGAGCTCGACAACGTCGCCGTCGACGCCGGCCACGTCGTCGCCGCGGACCTGGTCGCCGTCGCCCAGGTCGCCGTCCCCGCGTTCCCCCACGCCGTCCTCACCTCCAGCGCCGACCCCAACCCACAACCCGACCCCGACGAGCCCGAAGAGGACGAGCCCGCGGAACCTGAGGAGACATCCATGCCCGAGACCACCACCGAACCGGTCGAGACCGAGGCCCCCGAGGTCGAGGCCACCGCCCGGCCCCCGCAGCTCCCCGCGGAACGGCGTTCCCACAAGCCCTCGCCGTCCACCAGCCTTTTCGCTTCCCAGGTCTCCGAAGCCCTGAGGGGAGTCAGGAGCTTCAGCGAAGCAGACCGCAACCTGGGCGAGCTCCAGGCCGCCTTGGCCGACATCACTCCCGGCAACGCCGGCACCGATGGCACGTTCATGCGGCCGGTTTGGCTGGACGAGCTGTGGTCCCCGGTCGCCCCGACCCGCCGGATCGTGTCCGCCATCGGTGTCAAGCCGCTCACCGGCTCGCCCATGCAGGGCTGGAAGTGGCAGACCAAGCCGGTGGTGGCGCCGTACGCCGGGAACAAGGCCGAGATTCCCACCAGCCCGGCCAGCATCGTGCCGGCCGAGGCCGCCGCGCACCGGATCGCCGGCGGTTGGGACCTGGACCGGATCTACCTCGATTTCAACACGGGGTTCATCGAGGCGTTCCTGCGGGCCGCCACCCAGGACTACGTCAAGAAGTCCGAGATCTACCTGATCGACGGCCACGGCGCCGTCACCGGCCCGCCCGCCGTCGACGCCGCCCCGGGCATCATCAGCAACGCCACCGACCTGGGCGCCCAGGCCTCACTCCCCGAGGCCCTGGAGGCCATCGTCACGTTCCTGACCAGCAACGGCGCGAACGTGAACTTCCTGGCCATGGCCTCCGACGTCTACGCCGACTTCCTCACCCTCCCCGAAGCCTCGGTGCCGTGGTGGCTGAAGAACCAGGCCACCGTCACCCTCGACGGGTCCGTGTCCGTCGCGGACGTCACCATCGGCGTCGACCCCGGCATGGCGCTCGGCATGGTCCTCGGTGGCGACCGGACCGCCGTGAGTCTGTGGGAGACCGGCCCGATCAACGTGACGGCCGTCAACCTCCCCAACGGCGGTATCGACCTGGCCCTGTTCGGCTACCACGCCAACATGGTCCACGACCCCGCCGGCCTGGCCAAGGCATCGGTCACCGCGACCCCGTAAGGCACTGAGGGGTGATGGCGTTGGAGTTCGCGCCGACGTGGCTGGCCACCGCGGACGTCGCTGAATGGCTGACTGCGAACCAGCAGCCGTCCAGCGACCTCGTGGCGCTGGAACGTGTCTGCGCCATGACCGAGCTCCACGTGCAACGCTGCCGGCCCGACCAGTACGTCGACGGCGGCACCGACCCCGGCACCGGCGACCCGCTGCCCGCCGTCTACGTGCCCGACGCGGAGGTCTACCAGGGGGCCGTGATGTACGCCGCCCGGGAGTGCCGGCGCCGCAACAACCCCACCGGCACCGAGACCTTCGACGGCGGCCTGACGTTCATCGCCCGCTACGACCCCGACATCGACCGCGCGCTACGCACCGGCGCCTACCAGCTGCCGGGTGTGGGATAGGGGGTCGGGTGATGTTCGCCGACGTGTTGGAGGACGTGGCCGCCGCCCTGCGGGCGGTGGGTATCGGCGCGTCGGTGGACCCGCGTAACCTCACACCTCCCGCCGTCCTGGTCCGGGGAGACACGCTCGCCCCGGGCCAGGGCAAGCTCTGCGGCCGCATCAGCGTCCGCTACTCCCTGCTCCTCCTGGCCCCCGACGTCGGGGAGACCGGCGCCTACGCCCAGCTGGAGGTGCTCTACGGCCGGGTGGCCGCCCTCGACGGTGCCGGCGTGGTCGCCCTGACCGGCGACGACCGGCCCTTCGAACGCACCGTCCTGCCCGACTCCCCCACCGCCCTGCCCACCCTGCGGCTCACCGGCGCCGCCGTCACCACCACCGCCATCCTCACCCCCTTCCAGAGCCAGGAGGCCTGAACCATGCCCGCAACCCCTCCCAATCCCGTCAAGCTGGGCCCCGGAGAGCTCACGCTGGGCGAGACCGGCACCGAGCTCGACGTGTCGTGCCAGGTCAACAACCTGAAGATCACCCCCACCAAGGACCAGGGCGACTCGGTGACGAAGCTCTGCGGAACCGAGGTCCCCGGGTCGGTGTCCTACACGTTCGCGCTGACCGGGAACGTCGACCAAGACGTCTCCACCGCCACCGGCCTGTCCGCGCTCTGCTGGGCCTCCGCGGGCACCGCGGTCCCGTTCTCGTTCACCCCGAACACCGTGGCCGCCGCGTCCGCGGTCGGCACCCTGATCCTGGACCCGCTGGACTTCGGTGGCGACGAGTACGGGGAGGACATGACCTCCGACATCGAGTTCGCCATCGTCGGGAAGCCCACCATCACCTGGGGCACCGGCACCCCACCGGCCGGGTGACCCGTGGCCGGCCCACTGGTAGAGGTCCAGGGCGGCCGGCGGCTGAGGTCGACCATGAAGAAGGCCGCCGGGGACCTCGAGGACCTCAAGGCCGTCCACGAGAAGGTCTCCGCGATGGTCGCCGCCGCCGCCCGATCCGCCGCACCCCGCCGCACCGGCCGCCTGGCCGCATCCGGTCGCGGCTCCCGCGCGGCCGGGTCCGCGGTGGTCCGGTTCGGCGGCGCCCGAGTGCCGTACGCCGGCCCCATCCACTACGGCTGGCCCAGACGCAACATCACCGCCCAGCCGTTCGCCGTCGACGCGGCACACGACACCGAACCCGCCTGGACCCAGGTCTACCTCTCCGAGCTCGACAAGATCCTGGCCCAAGTGAAAGGAGCATGACCCGATGGGACTGCTGACGCGCAAGCTCGCCACCGTGGAGCTCGCCAACGGCGACATCTTCACCGACGTCCGCATCATCCAGGCCGACGTCCGCCGCTACGAGCTCACCGCCCAGAAACACCATTGGCCGGCGGTCGTGGTCAAGGACGGGTCCGGCACCGTCCCCCACCAGGACGACTCCGACCGGTTCCAGATCTGGGCCGCCCTGAAACGTGAGGGCAAGTACGACGACACCTGGGAGACGTTCGCGGACCGGGACCTGGTCGACTTCGTGATCGACGAGGAACCGGTGGACCCTACCCGGTCGGCTCCCGACACCGACTGATCGTGGAGCTCGCGGCCATGTTCGACATCGGAGTCCCACCACCGCACTGGTTCGAGGCCTCCGACGAGCTCATCGAGACCACCTACGCCGTGGCCCTCGAGGTAGCCGAACACCGCCGCCACGCCTACGAGGAGGCAGCTCGTGGCTAGGTCCGCGACCCTGGTCGTCAAGGTCATCGGGGACACCTCCTCCGCGACCAAGTCCGTCGACCAGGCCTCGGAGCGGATGGGGAAGTTCGGGTCCACCATGCAGAAGATGGCGGTGCCCGCCGCCATCGCCGGCGCCGCCGTCATCGCGTTCGGCAAACAAGCCTTCGACGCCGCCTCCCGCACCCAGCAGGCGATGGGTGCGGTGGACACCGTGTTCGGCAAGTCCGCGGGACAGGTCAAGGCCTGGGCCGCGAACGCCGCCAACTCCGTGGGCCTGGCGAAATCGGAGTACGGGGAGCTGGCGTCGGTGATCGGCGCCCAGCTGAAGAACCTCGGTGTCCCGATGGACCAGGTCGCCGGGAAAACCAACGACCTGGTCAAGATGGGCGCCGACCTGGCCGCCACCTACGGCGGCACCACCGCCGAAGCCGTCGAAGCCCTGTCCGCGGTGCTGAAGGGCGAGACCGACCCCATCGAGAAGTACGGCATCAGCATCAAACAGGCCACCATCGACGCCGAGATGGCCGCCGAAGGCACCGACAAGCTCACCGGCGCCCAAGCCAAGGCCGCCCGCACCCAAGCCACCATGAACCTGCTCACCAAGCAGGCCGGCCCGGCAATGGGTGCCTTCGCCCGGGAGGCCGACACCGCCGCCGGCCAACAGGCCCGGATGACCGCGAACATCGAGAACGCCAAGTCCGCCATCGGACAGGGCCTCCTGCCCGTCGTCGCTCTCCTCGCGGGGAAGCTCGCCACCGTCGCGAAATGGGTAGAGCAGAACTCCACCCTGGTCGCGGTCCTGATCGGCGTGATCGGCGGCCTGGCCGCCGCCGTGCTCGCCATCAACGCCGCCATGCGGGTCTACCAGGCGACCCTGATCGTGGTCCAGGCCGTCCAGAAGGCAACGTGGCTCTCCGCGCTCGGACCCATCGGCCTGGTCATCGCCGCCGTCCTCGCCGTGGTCGCCGTGATCGTGGTCCTGTGGAAGAAGTCCGAGACGTTCCGCCGGATCGTGCTCGCCGTGTGGGGCGCCATCAAGACCTCCGCCCGCGCCGTCGCCGCGTTCGTCAAGGCCGTGTGGTCCGCGACCTGGTCCGCGGTCTCCGGGTACGTCCGCACCTACCTCGCCGTGACGAAGATGGCGTTCTCCGCCATCAAGTCCGCCGTGTCCGCGGTCACCAGCTGGATGAAATCGGCGTGGAGGTCGGTCTCCGACGCCGTCAGGTCCGCCATCTCCGCGATACGGGACACCGCCCGCGCCGTGTTCTCAGACGTCAGGTCCGCCATCTCCGAGACCGTGTCCAAGGTCCAGGACCTCATCACGTGGTTCTCCAAGATCGTGGTTAAGGCCATCCCCACCGGCCCCCTGGACGCCGTACGCCAGTCCATCGAATGGCTCATCGGGAAGGTCCAGTCCCTCATCTCCTGGCTGTCCAAGATCCACGTACCGAAGATCAACCTCCCCGGCCCGCTCTCCCTGGGCGCGGCCGTGGTGTCACCCATCACCACCCTGGGCGCCGCCCGCACCACGGCAACCCCCGTCGTCGGTGGCCGTGGTGCGGCCGGCCCGGTGGTGGTCAACATCAACGGCGCCCTCGACCCCGAGGCCGTCGCCCGGCAGGTCAAACGCATCCTCAACGGCCACGGCCGCCGGGTGGGGACGGTGACAGTGTGATCGGCACCCATGAGGTTCTCGTCTACCCCCAGGGGGACGCCCCGGCGGGCACACCCGAGGACATCACCTGCCTGATCGACGGGGTGTCCATCCAGCACGGCCGGACCGACACCACCGCCCAACCCGAACCGGCCGCCGCCACCCTCGACTTCACCGTCGGCCCGGGTGCGCCGTTGCCGGCGGTGGTCGACATGGGAGCGTGGGTCAAGGTCGTCACCCACCTGGCCGGGGAGGACTCGACCAGGTTCGTCGGCCGGGTCACCGACCTGGCCATCGGCTGGGAGGACGCCGGCGCCGACACGCCCGAGGCCGGGGCGGGGCAGCTCGTCGCCGTGGCCGGGTTGGCCGACTACGGCCGCCGTGTCATCGGGGACGCCCCGTTCCCCGCCGAGCTCGACGGGGCCCGTGTCGCCCGCGTGTTCGACGTCGCCGGCCTGGTCCTCGACCCCGCGTTCAGTGATCCCGGCACCGTGCAGGTCGTCTCCCGCGACGTCGACCGCCAACCCGCCCTCGAGGTGGCCCGCGCCACCGCCGACTCAGCCGGCGGCCTGATCTGGCACACCCGCGACGGGCTCATCCGCTACGCCGACGCCGAACACCGCCGCGGCACCACCATCGCCCTCGACCTCGACGTGTGCGACGTCCTCGTGACCCCCACCTGGTTGCGGAACCTCGACGGCCTGGTGAACGAGGTGTCCATGACCTATGGGGTGGCCGTCGACGGCGGTGAACGTCCCAACCACCACGCCGTGAACACCACCTCCCAAGCCAGGTACGGCGTGTACGACTACTCGGTGACCGTGGAGCTCGCCGCCCTCTCGGATGCGGTCGCCGCGACGTCCCTGATCCTGACCCAGAACGGCACCCCGGTCTGGATGCTGCAAGAGCTCCCCGTCGACGTCGCCGGACTCACCGCCGCCGAGACCCACACCCTGCTCGGCCTGGAGGTCCACTCCCTGGTCCGGGTCGGCGGGCTCCCCGAGACCGGGCAGACCCCCACGTCCATCGCCGCGTGGGTGGAGGGCTGGACCGAACGTCTGGCCTGGGGTGTCCACGAGCTGACCCTGGCGGTCTCCGACTACTGCCGCACGACACCGCCGGCCCGCTGGAACGACCTCGACTCCTCGATGACCTGGGACACCGCACCCGGGATCTGGGACACCGCCGGCTGTATCGGCGCCCCGTCCCCGAACCTGGGGACCTGGGACACCGTGCCCGCCTCCGTCCGCTGGGACCAGGTCGACCCGGCCCTGGCCTGGGACCAGGCTGGAGGAGGTGTGACCAGTGCCCTTGTCGCTGCCGGCGCGAGCGCGTGAGACTTCGACCGGCACCGGACCCGCCGGACCCCAGGGCCCGGCCGGACCTCAGGGCCCGGCCGGACCTCAGGGCCCCGCCGGCCCGACCGGTGCATCCGGGCCGGCCGGACCGGCGGGCGCCGACTCCACCGTCCCCGGACCTCAGGGCCCCGCCGGCGCGACCGGCGCCCAGGGCCCCAAGGGCGACACCGGCGCCCCCGGACCTCAGGGCCCCGCCGGCGCGACCGGCGCCCAGGGCCCCAAGGGCGACACCGGCGCGACCGGCGCCCAGGGCCCGGCGGGCGCGACCGGTTCGACCGGCCCCCAGGGCCCGAAGGGCGACACCGGCGACACCGGCGCCCAGGGCCCGGCCGGCCCGTCCGGCGCGTCCACGTTCGTCTCCGGGACGGGCGCACCGGCCGCCGGCGTCGGTGTCGACGGTTCGATCTACCTCGACGTCAACAGCGGCCAGATGTGGGGACCGAAGGCCGCCGGCGCGTGGCCCGGCACGCCGCTGGGACAGCTCTACTCGACCAAGACCCTGTGGGGATAGGAGACACCCATGCCAGCTGCTACGACAGGCAAGAATCTGCCCTACCCGTTGGGCACCGACCGGGTCATGGACGGCGACGACCAGATCCGCAAGCTCGCACAATCGGTCGACAACATGGTCCAGGTCGGCCGCGTCACCGTCCCCATCACCGCGAACAACGCCAACGCCAACGTGACCTGGACCTTCCCCATCGCGTACGCCGCCAACCCCACCGTGATCGCCACTCCCATCGGCGGGGCCAGCATCTCCAACGGCGCCGCAATCGCGGTCGGCACCATCACCACGACCAACGTGTCCATGGTCGGCCGGGTCGCCTCCGGCGCCTCGACCTTCGACGTGTTCCTGATCGCCGTGGGGCCGGTCGTAGCAGTCACCTAGGAAGGAAACGGAAATGAGTGAACCCGACCTGACCGATGAGGAGCTGACCGAGGACGGCGACGACTCCGCGGAGTACCAGCCGGGCAACCCCGACCACGACGGCCAGGACGCGGCCCGGACCGGGCGCCCCGAGACCAACAAGCACAGCGAGAAGACACGGAGGGAGAAGTGATGCCCTACACCGCTGAGGAGACCGCCCGTCGTGCCCTGAGCACGACCACCAACGCCCCCGGCTACTGCCAGATGCAGAGCCGCACCTGGGCCGGAATCCCGGCCAGATACCCCGACGCCTCCACCGCCTGGTACAACACCAACGACCGGCACCCCGGCTCCACCCGCGCACCACGCGGGTCGTTCGTCTACTGGACCGGCGGCACCCACGGCTACGGCCACGTCGCCATCTCGCTGGGCCAACGCAAGGACGGCACCACCATGGTCCGGTCCACCGACGCCGGCGGCGCCGGGAAGGTCGCCACCGTCCCGCTGCGGTGGGTGCAACAGCACTGGGGCCTGAAGTACGCCGGCTGGGCCTGGGACAACAACGAACAGACCGTCAGGCACTAGTCATGGCGACGTTCGGGATCCAGCACACCTCGTTGGAGGCCCGGGACTCCAAGGATCAGAAGAGGCACGACATCCAGGCGCTGTTCCGGCACGCCCGGCAGGCCCAGAACGTGGTCGCCACCGGCACCGAGGCAGGCACCGAACCCACCCGGTCCCTGCTCCCCGACATCGCGAAGGACTTCGGGTTCTTCTACACCATGGGCGGAGACTCCTGGGTCGCCGTCGACCAGCGGTGGGCGACCCGGAGGATCAACGACGGGTTCGTCAAGGTGGTCGACTCCGGCTCCGGCCACTCGACCCGCGGCGTGGCATGGATGGCGGTGCTGACCCCGGCCGGGCGGATGTCGTTCGCCTCGATGCATCTGCTGACCGACAAGTCGTCCAAGCAGGAGCCGTACGCCAACGACAAGCTGACCGACGCGGCGGTGGAATGGGCCAGGCTCCACGGGCCCCTGGCGTTCGTCAACGCCGACGTGAACCGCAACGACCAGACCCGCAACGTGTGGGAGTCCAAGGGGTTGGTGACCTGCTGGGACGAGCTCGACTCCTGGCCCGACACCCACGAGGGCGGCACCGGCGCCACCATCGACGTGATCAGCCGCCTCCGGTCGGGTCCGGCTGAGTTCACGGCGGCCCGCCGGTTCACCGACGCCGCGCTGAAGATGAACGCCGACCACTGTCTGATCCAGGCCAAGGTCAAGGTGAAGGAGGGCGAGCAATGAGCGAGGCCGCACCAGGCCCGGTGCCGGCGACGGGCAAGAAACCGGTGGTGAAGGTCGCCGCGGCTGGCGGCGGCGGAGCGGTCGCCACCATCGTGATCGCCATCGTCCAGGGTCTCGGTGGGGACGTGTCCCCCGAAGTGGCCGCCGCCATCGCCACGGTGTGCTCGTTCGCTGCCGGGTACATCACGCCGCCTCGGTAGGCAGCCATGAAGGGCCGGACCACGACTGACGTCCTGATCCTGCTGGTGGCCGGCACGATCTGCTTCGCCATCCTCGCCACCGGCGCGGCCGTCGCCGCCCTCAACATCGCCCGCCCCGGGGTCGACACGTCCACATCGCAGAAAACCATCTCGGATGCGGTCAACCTGCTCATCGGGATCCTGGCCGGGTTCCTGGCGGGCAAGACCCAGCAGACCCAGGAGAAGGGAGCATCCGGTGAGCCTCCTGAGCAGGGTGACCAGTAACCCGGTCATCGGCTACGGGCTCGCCGGCCTGTTGCTGGTCACGGCGCTGGTCGGGGTGGTGGCAGTCAACAAGGCGTACCCGGAGCCGTCCTCGACCTCCTCCGCCGCCGCCGGCCCCACCGGACCGCGCGGACCCCGCGGGCCAGTCGGCCCTCGAGGGCCGCATGGAGCGGCCGGCACGGACGGCACCGATGGGGTTCCCGGCCCGACCGGGCCCCGCGGCCCGGCAGGACCAGCCGGGCAGGTAGGACCGGCCGGGCCGGCGGGGCAGGCCGGGCGGCCCGGTGTCCGGGGTGGCGACGGCCCCAGGGGGGCCCGTGGCCTCCGAGGTGTGCGTGGCCCTCAAGGCCCTCGAGGCCCTCGAGGCCCTCGAGGCCCAGCCGGTGCCCTGGGGCCGTCAGGCCCTCCGTGCCCCACCGGGTTCACCCGCACACGTCTCGGTCTCCACGAACGCGACCCCGACGACGTGACCGTGTTCGTCCTGGTCTGCGTCGACGCCGACCAGATACCGCGCTGACCCCTGCCTGAACGGCGGGTCAAACTCCAAACCTACAGGTTTGTACTTCTGACAGCGGTGTAGTTCAGGCCGACCGGTTCTGCTGTCGGGAGACGTTCTCCACCATCCGCCGCGCCGCGTCCGAGGGGACCTGGACGTAGCGGCGTGTGGTCTCCGGCGACGCATGGCCGAGCACCCCCTGGAGCGTGAACACGTCCCGGTCGGTCTGGTAGGCCAGGGTGGCGAACCGGTGCCTGAGGCTGTGCATGCCGTGGGTCTCCAGGATCTGCCGGATCAGCGTGCCGACCCACCGCGGGGACAGGTGGCCGTCGTCCTGGCCGGGGAACACGTAGCCGGTCGGGACCTTGCACAGCTCGAGGGCCAGCGACGCCGGCAGGGGGACCACCCTGATCCGGCCGCCCTTGCCGTGGACGACCAGGGACCAGCCACCCAGGTCCGCCTCGAGGTCGCGGGTATGGATCTGGGCGACCTCCGCACGCCGCATCCCGACCTCCGCTGCCAGGCGCAACATCAGCCTGGTCCTGGGGTCGGCGGCCATCAGGGCCCGCCGGTAGGTCAGATCCGGGGTCGGTCGAGGGTTCGGGCGGGTCGCGCGGACCGGGTCGAGGCCATCGGCGGGGTTTTCGTTGTGTGAGAGCCATCCTGAGGCGAGTGCCCACCGGTAGAAGATCCGCAACGTGGTCCGAACGCTCCTGCGTCGCTCCTGGGACCACTCCTGCACCGACAACCAGTCGACCAGGTCCCCGGTGGTCACTTCCCACGGCCCCACGGTGGCGTGTCGTGCCAGGAGAGTGAGCTGGTCCCGCCGAAGCTGGACGGTGGCCGGTGCCTTACCCGAGACACGCTGGGCCGCCAGGAACGCGACGATCGCGCGCTCCCAGGCCGGGGAGATTGGTCGGGGCATGGTCCGTCCTACTCCCCCGAACCCCGAGGGCGCCACCCTCGCCGCTCCCGGCGGAGGATGTAGACCTCCATCTGGCACGGGTGCTCCGGGCAGAACTGGCAAGTATGCGCGGGGACCGGGATCCCCTCGAAGTCATGCGCGGGGACCGGGCCCCGCGCGTCACGCTCGCAACCGAGCACCGAGCACTTCACGCCGCAAACTCCAGAACAGAAGGTTTGGGGTTCGAATCCCTACGGGCGCGCAGCAGCTCCTCGGGCCACCACTCGGTGGACATCAGGACGATGGGCGAGACCCCCAGCTGGGCCGCCACTTCCTCGACCTCATCGGTGCGCCACCTGTTCCGGCCGGCGAGCTTGGCCTGCATCCACTGACGGGACCGGCCAAGGCGCAACGCCACCGCACCGGGCGACGTCCCCTGGGCCGCGGTGAACACCCTGACGTTGTCGCTGACCTGCTGTTGTAACGACATGTGACGAGGGTACTCGGGAGGGCGGAAATCGAAAAGTACCCGCGTGTTACGTAGACAATCGCCACGTCACGGGTGCAGAGTCGTCTCCGTGACATCGGACCAGCCTCGACGCCTCACCTCACGTGAGGCCGCCGAGTTCATCGGCGTCCCGGACAACAGACTGCGCCAGTGGCGCAAGCGTGGCACCGGGCCCCGATTCTCCAAGGTCGGTGTGGCTGTGGTGTATCGCCGGGCCGACCTAGAGCGCTGGCTTGCCGACGTGCGCGAGGAGTCCGCATGAGCGGGGGTGCCGGCACCGACTGACATGCGGTCAGCGTCGTTCTCCGCAGGCCCCGACGTAAACCAGGCCGCCCGGTTACCCAAGAGGACCAGCCTGAAAGGTCCGCCTTGCACGTCCGACCCGGGCAGGACGTGACGCGCGCGCGTAAACGCGCCTCGACCCCCACCGTGAATGGCATCCGGTGAGGGCCGAGTAACAAACGCAACCGATGAGCTCGTTGGTTCGCAATCGTACGTAGCCCCACCCGGGTACCCAATTCGCGACACACCGAAACAGGGCCCGGGAATTGGACATGGGGTGAGGGCGGGCGAATCGGCGGGAGTAACCCGAGGTCGACCGGAGGGAGACCGAGGGGAGAGGACTATCCACGTGAAGTTTCAACCTGAACCAATCGACAACCTGTCAGACCAGGACCTGATGGACCGGGCCCATAAGGCCTACGCCGGGGCGGGCCGGTGGGTGGCCGCCGGGATCTACTCAGACCTCCTGGTCGAACGCCGCAACTCCCAGGCCCGGGCCGAGGAGCTGGCCGACTACGCCCGCCGGTGTGAGGTAGAGGTCCGCCGGCGACGCATGGCCCAGCACGACACCGAGAATGCGCAGCAGAGTCTCCCCATCGGGACCGACCATGGTTGACATGGCACTACTCGTCTCGGATGGATCGCGCATCGAGGGCCCTCAGACCGAGGTTCTCTACACCGTGTTCGGCGCCCTGGTCCGAGGGCTGGAGGACCACGGGTTCGGCAAGTACGCGGCCGACGACCTGGCCATGACCGTTCTCGTGCGCATCCAGGCGCAGCTGGCCGCGGCCGGCCTGGTGACTCGGGACATCGAGGCCAACGCCACGACGTGACCGGCACGGGCCTGGCCCCGCCGTGTCGACGGTGCCGGCACCGCCACCTCCCCGAGCTGCGGTGCTGGTCGGGCCGGTACGTCCAGACCATGGTGGCCCTTGTGCTCGCCCACTACGGCGACACCTGCTGCCACTGCGACCGGCCCGGCTCACGCTCGGCCGAGCACGTGACACCCCGGTCGGCCGGCGGCACCGACGACCTGGCCAACCTCCGCCCCGCACACCTGACCTGCAACATCAAGCGGGGTACCAAGCCCATGGCCGGCTACGGCCAGCGCACCATCACCGAGACCAGGAGCAGCAGATGGTAGACCCCACCCCCGACACAACCACCACGACCGAGCCGACCTACCTCGACGTGGCCGAGGAGCTGGGCTGGTCCCCCGACCAGCTGCGCCCACCGCTCGACCTGGCCGCCATCATCGAGGCCAGCTACCACCACGTCGCACTCGTGCAACGACGGGCACTGGTCCACCCATGAACCGGGGGGCAGGGCCGGACCCCCGCCGGCTCTGTCCCCCACACACAAGGAACGAGACAGACCACGATGCGTGACGCCGGTACACCACACCTGGCATCAGTCCTGGCCGACCTGGACGAATGGGCCGACGCGCTCGCCGCCCGAGGCCTGGAGCACCTCGAAGAGTCATGTAGCGAGCTGGGCCAGGCCCTGTACGAGGAATGGGAGCACGCCGCGTCGGTGGCGCGTATCCACGCCAGGAACATCAGACGCGCCATCATTCAGGATGGGCGCAAAGTTTTTTGATCGGTGGGGCCGCCCGGAAGC